TATCTCAAGGAAACTATTTACGAACTTCCTATGCTCGGGGCTGAAAGAATTGATGTAATGTGGCTAATCCAACAAAATAGAGAAAGAGAAATGGAGGAGCTTACTAACTTAGATGGTGTAATTTTAAGGGGAAGTGATGGTGAGTTCTATAACTTACAAGAAAAATTTGATGATGAATACATCCGTGACATGAATTCAGACAGCTCATCGGAAACAAAAATTAATATTCTTGATAAGTTTAAACTCAATGAAAAACATTATTTCCCTGCAGGCGGGTTACCAGTAGGATGCGAGCTGGGTATGTCCCCAGTTAATATGTCTTTATTTGAACGAAAACTTTCCGAAGACGAATCAAAAATACCTGAGAAATTGGTTTTAACAACTCTAGGGGCTGCCTTAAATGAGATAACCTCGTCAAGCGCAAGGAAATGGACGCAAGGTGATCTTGCCGTACGCATTGCTGATAAAAAGATACCTGGTTTAAGTGAAAGAACTGTCAATGGTATTTTCGCTATGTGTAAAAAGGAATACAAATCAATGTGATATGATTGCATGCAAAAAAATCACTTTGCATGCAATGCATAATTTTTTCAAAACTAGTTACATACCCTCCATCGTGTTCTGTCTTCTATTAATGGCAACTGACATAAACTGGAGGGAGTATGTTAAAACCTAGTAAATCACTTATTCGTCTGTCTGAAGTTCAGCGCCGAACAGGCTACTCCAAGGCTTGGCTATACCGCCTTATGAGTCAGGGTAAATTCCCATCCTCTATCAAAATTGGCTCCCGCTCCATTGCCTTTGTCGAAAGTGAAATCGATGATTGGATTAACCAGCGCATCGACGAATCGCGTAAGGAGGTTGCCTGAGTAAGAACCGCCTATGTGTATTTGTTGCGTGCCGTTGCATTAACATCTGGTTAAGATCTGAATGTCACGACAGCTATCAGCTAATTAAAGACAGGTAAATCATCATGACTAAATTTCATGTCCCGACTGGGGAGGGCTTCGCTCAACCTAAAATCGGTCAGCACGGCATTTCTACGCCGACTATGAGTAGCTTAGAAATGGTCGATTACATCAATGCCGAGCGTAAAGCGAAAGCCGAAGCAGAGGGATTAACTTTCCCATGCAAGCGCTATACGAAGATTCAACACAAACACATCCTTGCCAAATCGCCGAAGGTTTTGGGTGAGGGGTACTCAGCCAAATTTTTGGCTCAGTATAGTGATAGCACTGGGCGTGAGCTCCCCTGCTACCAGTACCCTAAGCGCGAGGCCTGCCTAATGGCAATGAGTTATAGCTACGAGCTGCAGGCTAAGGTTTACGATTACATGGAAGAGTTAGATCGTCAGGCCCATGGCTACCTTAAATACTCAGTTCAAGAACTGCAGGCAATTGTGGCTGCAGCTCGTAAGGTATCAGATGAAGACTCAAGTGACGCTGGCCGCCGTTTGCGTAAACGTCAGGACGATCTGGTGCTGCTCGAAAAAGCGGAATCGTTGGTATTAAGCCTCAGTCAGTTGAAGCTCGATTTCATCGGTTGCGAACGTGATAAGGAGATTCATTAATGTGTGATGAGAAAAAACTTAATCCGGTTAATGAGCTTGAGAGAATCAGGGCGCTTGCAGTTGCTGCCGGCTATTTATCCAGTACAGGGAAAGAGGCAATGCTGTTGTATGAACTTGTAGATTTAGTGGGGGAAATCGCCCGCAAGGCACTTGAGCATGAAGGCGTTTTATAGTCTCGTTACTATGGGTGGCTTACGCCACCCCATATTTTCATCCGTCCACCTTCATGTCTGCCAATGTTTCAACGTTTTCCCAACCACCACAGGTGTTAACCATTTCACCCAGCCTTGAGAAACAGGCATTCATCCAGCGCAGCCCGCGAGGTGTTAGTGATGGCACTGTTCCCCAGTCAATGAAGTCTGAGTTTTTTCGGTCCATATAGCCAATAAGATTGAGCATGTTGATGTAATGCGCCCTCCGACGTTCTAAATTCCACCCCTTGTCTTCAAGATACGAGTCGATGAATCCCTGAAGCGATGGTTGGTTTAGTGAAATATCACCATGTACATGACGATACACAGGTCGACGATGTACGCTGACCAAATGGAACAGATAGGCATCAGACAGCCATGTAAGAGCTTGCTGGTGGGCCAGCTGAATTGAGCTGACAGGATCACAGAGGTCGCTTTTCATTTCAAATGCCCTCGGGTGTATAAATCGCTTTGTCGTGGCAGTACTCGCCGTTCCAGGTCTTTTTCATCGGCAGTTCACCTTTCATATACAACTGGTATAGGCGATGACAGCCTTTCTCCAGAAGCACGGGTGTAAACTTTGTGAAAGCATCCTTACCGTGCGGGGTTATCTGCGTCTGGTCTTCTGTTAGATATTTGTCGCGGGCATATGAGGCGACACGCCAGCGAGGATCTTTCTCAGGATCACGTTGCTCGTTGAACACCCAGTCACGCTCGAATACCCACCACATCATTTTGTTGATATTGACGCCATTAAGAGCCTTACAGAATGCCGGGATCGTCATGCCTTTGGTGAAGTGTTTCTCCAGGCTCTCAACGGTGGCGCTGAGCGTTTTATTTTCCAGCGCTGCGGCTTCTGCACGTTCTTCAGCCTCAATTACCATCATCGCCAGCTCTTTACGGGAGATACTCACTGGCGCAGGCAGAGCAGATACTTCGCGGTGAGTGAAATAGAACTCGGTCAGATCGTTGTAGTAATCCCAGGATTGATCGGTTTCCAGCATCTTCGCGTGGTTGGCGGCACCGCGTTCTGTCCACAAAACAAGCTGACTTGTATACTTGCTAACCAACCCTCTTAAAGAGGGGAGCCTTTTAAGCTCATGCAATTCGGCCCCTTCTACTTTGAAGAAGTGCTTATCTTCAACGAAGCGCGATTCGTTACGGGAGAAGTTGTTGGTGAGCATTTTCTCGGTCGCACCATAACCCGCCGCCAGTTGTTCAGTGGTCACCACTCGCTGACCGCGATACTCGATGTGTTGCAGGTCGCGGGCGGCTACCGCTGCCAATTCAGTTTTTTTAGCCATGTTATTTCCCCTCCTTCAGTTCGATCCCGATGTGTTTTGCATAACGACGCATACCTCGATTCAGTGGCATCAGTACGTTGCCGTCCCCGGTACTGAACTGCGATACAAACTGCTCACATTGCGCATTTTCACGAACTGGTTCCCGTGTTAGCCGGTACCCTTGTGCCAGCGTCAGCCCACATAGCCCTTGTCGAGTTTTGCTGCTACGTCTCTTTGCCATCAGCTGATCCCCTCTGGTTTGCTGGCCTGCAGCTCTGCCTGCTCTTTCACGTAGCGGTCGTGCATGGAGTCCCACTTCGCCAGCCACTTTTGTGCTTCGCGGTTACGCTCCAGGATTCGACGCAGACGGCGAATACAACGCTGGTGGGCCATGAAATACTCGTGGGTTACGCCGCCCCGCTGCCAACAGTTAAGTTCTGGCTTAAGAGGATGGACTGCCTGCACATCCGGGTGACGCTGCTCGAATCCGGAGCGCTCAAATGCTTCTGAAGTCATGAAGAACGCCAGATACCGGATCGCTGTGTCACGGCTGAAGCATTTCTTGATGCGTCCATGGCGTTGGGCTACGAACAATGGGCCAACTGGTGTATCGTGTTTCTGTAATGCCAGGTCAATCGTGCTGGCGGTGCGGTTATCGAACATAATTAATTTCCCTCACTTACATGCTTCTTTTTCACGTAATCAACAACCTCGTTCAGAAGTTCGTCGATAATTAATTTCCCTGAATCTGTCAGATATTCGGTGTGCTTATTAATTCCTATGGCATTTTGATATGCGATTTTGATAGTAGCGTCACCCTCATATCTGCTAAGCCCACCGCGTGTTAATCCTTCAAAGCGTAATAACAACCGATTCATGAAGTGCTCATTTACTTCTACGGTTTCAATTTTGTTTTCGGGCAGTTTTATAATGAGTAGGTTTCCACCAGTCTTACATTTGAGTCGCGCCAATGCCGCGTTAGCAACTCTGCGCCGGTAGATATCGATAATATTCATAGTTAGTACCCATAAGCTTTCTTGAGATAAAGGCGAGCGATTGCCTCGTAACCACTGGCTGCATAAAGACAGGCCGCTCTGTATGCTGATTGGTCTTTTATGAAAGTCATACAAAGTACCTCACAGCCAAAGAAGCGACTACACGACCGTGAATTTTCATATCTTTAAGTTCATCGGTATTGATGGTGAAGGTTTCGTAATGATGGTTGTCCGAAATAATCTTCAATGAACCACAAACTAATGGCTCAACTCTCTTAATAAAAAGGCACCGACGACCAAATACATCCATCGTATAAACATAAATGCCAGGGGTAAGCGCACGGCCACCGCAATCAACGAAAGCCACAATCTCACATGGTTCAATGGTCGGCTGAATTGAATCACCTTCCATCCTGCAGCTCTGTATGCGGTTACCAAAGTCATTAATATTGTCAGAGCCAAACAGCATTTTAGGCCTTTTTATTGGTTGATTAATTGCGAGAGAAGTTTGCATTTTTATTTCCTCAGGGTGAGTTTGTACCCACACCAAAAAGGTGTTATTTATGATTAAATGTATTAATTAGTTAGTTAAATGGCAGTGAACATTTTTTTAATGTCAGGATGGTCATCAATGATTTTTTTAGCATCAGCACATGCTTCATCGTATGACTTAAAAAAATCAACCAGGACGAAATAGTTATCGATGCGTTCGTAAACGGCGAACTCCATCTCACCAACAAACGTTGTATTAAATTGATAATTAAATCCTTTCTCACAAGGCTGCACAGCATAGCAATAAGACCAGTGCGAATTTGCTGCTTTGAGCTTGGCGTGAATATCAAATTCCATGCCGTTTGGTTTTGGTAGGGAGGTTGTGTTCATCTCATTGGCTCCGTTGTTTGCCGATGAATTAATACTACAAAACGTACATATTTATGTCTATACAAATCGTACATTTATTTGAGTGATTTGTACAAAGTGTATGAATATTAAAAGGAAATAAATTACATGATGTGAGGTTTTCGGGGAAACAAAAAAGACCGCAATTAAAGCGGTCTTATAGTAAAAATGGTGTTATTAGAAAGTATCTTCAGGCCACTGGGCTGTTATAACCCTTCCGATGATTCTGCAGTCCTCGTTGCAAGGAATGCTTTGATAGCGAGGGTTTGGATTGAGAGGCTCCAGCCATGGCTGACCATCTTCACGAACATATCGCTTGAATGTAACTTCTGAATCGTTGTGAATAGCCGCCACGCAAAAATCACCATGATCAACAACCTCTGAAGGATCAACTAAAATGAGCATTCCTTCCGGAAAACTAGGCCTTGTTCCTTGAGGAGCAGTCATTGAATGTCCGCTAACTTCAAGCCAAAACGAACTGGGGCCTGCTTTCTTGGTCGAAGCAACCCATTGCAAAGAATCACGCTCAGTTAACGCTGTACCTTGAGCAAACTGACCAGCCTGCAATGTTGTGAAAAGAGGATACTCATATTGCTGCTTCACTGGAGGATGAGTTAGATCGTCTGCAACTGTAAATGTCCCGTCAGGATTTAAAGTGGCTCCAGAAATTTCCAGTATTTTGAATATCGTACCTACCTCTGCTAACGAAGGGCTTCTCCTCCCGTTAAGCCAATGCCCCATTGCTCCCTGAGTTACACCCATCTTCTCAGAGAGTTCTGCTTGGGTCATACCAAGCACAGCTAGTCTGGCTTTAGCCAGTTCGTTCCAGTGTTTTTTCATGATCTAAATGATACACCTTGTGTAGTTTACCTCAATGCACAATATGTACAATTTGTTTGATTATGTAAGCTACATAATGTACATTTAATTCTCAATAAGGAGGAATCATGAACAACCTTAGAGAATTAAGGCGATCGCTTCATCTTACCCAGCGGGGCTTGGCTAATGAAATTGGTCAAACGATTAGTTCTATTGGCCATTACGAATCTGGAAGGCGAACTCCTGATATTAAAACATGCCATCAGTTGGTAGAGGCATTAAGTAAAAATGGGAAAAAGTTATCTATCGAGGATATTTTCCCCCCAATCATTGGAGAGTGACATGCCACGACATTATTGCGTTAGCGAACCTTTACTGGTGGCTGAATTCAGTAACGAAAATGAGTTGGCGGGTGTCGCATGAGCATGGAACTGATGGTTAAAGCAATGAAGGTCAAGGTGGGAAATCCACTGCGTAAGCTCGTGCTACTGAAGCTTGCAGATAACGCTAGTGATCATGGCGAGTGCTGGCCGAGCTATCAACACATCGCTGATCAGTGCGAAATCAGTAAGCGATCTGTGATGAATCACATTGATGCTTTGTGTGAATGCGGCCTGGTAAAAAAAGAACTTCGCCCAGGGCCAAAAGGCAACTCAAGCAATGTCTATCGCCTTGATTTTAGTAGTGCAGGAGATTCACTAGGGAGGAGTGCAAATCGTTCACTACCTAGTGCAGGAGATTCACCCCATAGTGCAGGAGATTCACTAGGGGGTAGTGCAGGAGCTGCACCCAGAATCAGTCACTCTTTTGAACCAGTCAATGAATCAGTCATAGAACCTAAATATAACGGTTCATCTGACAACGATTCTGAAAAATATCGCTCTTCCAAAGAGAACTATTCCAACGAGTTCGAGCAGGCATGGCAGGCATACCCAAAACGTGCTGGCGGTAATTCTAAAGCTGCTGCCTGGAAAGCGTGGAGAGCTCGAATCAAAGACGGTGTTAACACTGAGGCAATGCTGGCTGGTGTAAACCGTTATGCCGGTTATGTCCGTGCTACAGGTAGCGCCGGAACGCAGTACGTGAAACAGGCGGCGACGTTCTTTGGGCCCGATCGGCATTTCGAAGAATCATGGCAGGCGCCTTCTGGCGCGGTAAGCGGTCGACCTGGAGGACTGCCGGTTTCGGGGTTTAGTGAACAAGACTATGGCCAATCAGACTGCAACTGGTAAGCAGGAGAAATCACAATGCTGAGTATTAAACAACGCGAAGAAAGGGAAGCTCTGGTGGCAAAGCGCGAAGGGCTTCGTGAAGAGCTGGCGTTTGCTGTGGAACATAAAAAACCGTGGCAGTGGGGAAGCTGGGAGTCAGGAAACGTCCACGCCGCCGCCTGTGTAAAACATGGTGATTATCAGCGTATTTCCCTCACTGGAAAAGCCTATCGAGACGTTGAAAATGTTAAGCACTCCCAATGCCCGGAGTGTGTGAAAGCGGAACTCGCTGGTATTGAATCCAGTCTGCGTACATTGCGAGTAGCCGACCTGATAGACAATGCCGGGATCGCACGACGGTTCGAAGCATGTGAATTCGATAACTACCAGGCCATCAATCAGGATGCCGCCAAAAATCTCTCTTCCTGTCAGCGTTACGCCAGCAGCTGGCCTGAACGCCTGAAGGCTGGAACCGGACTTGTGATGACTGGCAACTGCGGTACCGGCAAAAACCACCTGGCAGTGTCTATGGCGAAAAGCATCATCCGCGATCATCTCGCTAAAGTGGAAATCACTGATGTTATGCGGCTAACCCGAGCGGTGAAAAGCACGTGGCGCCACAATGCTGAAATGACGGAGGAAAATGTCATTGAGCGCTTTGCTTCACTGGATCTGCTGATTATCGACGAAGTGGGCGTTCAGTTCGGCAGCCCGACTGAAATGACCATCCTGCAGGAAATTATCAATGCCCGGTACGAAAGCATTTTGCCAACAATCCTGATCAGCAATCTTACATTTGACCAGCTGAAAGAGACTATTGGTGAGCGAATCGTGGACCGGGTTACCGATGGTGGCCGCAACCGTCTGGCATTTGGCTGGGGAAGTTTCCGTGCCATCGCGTCAGGAGTTTTAGCATGACGCCTGTCTGGAAAAATGAAGATCTGGAAGGTGCGGTGATCGGCGCAATTTTTCTGCGTGGTGCCGACCCTGAGGTACTGGATATTCTTTCCAGGGTGCCGGCCACCGCTTTCTCGGTACCGCAGTATCGGGAAATATATACTGGGATCTGCCGTCAGGCGCGTGGAGCTGGCGTTATTGACCCTGTACTGCTCTGCGAAAACATGCCAAAGCACAGCGCAATCATTATGGACTCGAGCCGTATCGCATGGGCGAAGTCGGCGCTTGTGTCCTACGTTTCTATGCTGGAGCGTAATGCAGCTGTTCGTGATGCCGAAGCTGTGATTGAAAGGGCGCTGGCTGATCTCCGGAGTGCTCACAATGGTGATGCGGCTTTATCGGCATTCAGGGCTGCACAGAACAGTATTGCCGCAATTTCTCTCGAAGAAAAGACCGTTCAACCAGTTCATATCGACGACATTCTTCCTGCTGTAGTGGATCGGGTAGATGCACGTAACCGTGGGCTTGAAGAAGCCAGAAGCCTCATGACGGGTATTGAAGAGCTTGATGCAAAGACTGGCGGCATTGAACCAACAGACCTGGTGTTTATCGCTGCGCGGCCGTCGATGGGTAAAACTGAATTGGCGCTGGATATCATCGACAAAGTTTCTGAGCAGGGCCGTGGTGTGCTGTTCTTCAGCATGGAAATGCCAAATATCCAGATCGGAGAGCGAATGGTATCCGCTGCCGGCGGCATGTCGGTTTCACGCCTGAAAAAGGCTGCTGATTTTGAAGATGAGGACTGGGCCAGACTGACAAACGGTGTAGAGTGCCTGACAGGCCGCAGTATCTGGATGGTTGATTCCACCGATCTGACAGTAGATCAGATTCAACAGATAGCTACCCGCCTACAACTGGCGCATCCGGAAATAGCGCTGGTGGTCGTTGATTACTTGGCACTCATCAAAATTGAAAGCACTGCACGATATGACCTTGCCGTCGGTGAGGTGTCAAAAG